ATCGTTACCTAACCCCGGTGGAATATTGATGTATAACGGGCATAATATAACAAATCCTTTCCCGTCCATTCGATCAACATAAAAATTCCACTTATCGTTAGCATTACCAACAACTTCAAACATCGTACCCTCATGAGTAAAACTCATTGTTGTGTGCCACGCTAAACCACTTGCCCGCCCCTGATAAAAGTCATAAGCGGTTGTTGTCTTTTTAAACGTGTAACCGGCTCGATCATAAATAAAAATGCTTGCTGCATCCGTAAACGGTATCTTAATACCACCAGCAATTGTTGACGCTGGAAACTGTCCGCCCGCGTTGGTGCTGTTAAATGTCACTTTAGGCTTAGGGGGATAAAAAACCGCGTTATATGTTGCGCCAGATCCCGTGCCTCCCGTCGCTGTTACGGTTGTTCCTGCTACCGGGACCACTGAATAAACACCTGGATCCTGCAAATTTGTAGTTTTAACGCCCATTACAACATTAACCGTACAACCCGTTAATGTGGCGTTAGTCACTGGCTCAATTAATACGTTCGTAGGGTTGGCGCTGTACGACCCTGCCCGCTTTATTGAATCTATGCTAGTGCAAATACCCCCGGCAATCGTTACAGTTAATAAAAATGCCTCGGAAAATGTCCCGGTTGTGCCTGTTAACGTTGTGGATCCATTCGTACCACCTGATCCCGCGGCCACAATAGTGGCACTAACTACCATTGTTTCAACGACGATAGCTTTCGCGGCTGGGGAGGCTGTACCCCCCACAAGCGTTAAAATGTCGCCGGGTATGTAATTACCAACGCCGGGGGTTAACGGTTGAACCCCATAACAACGCCCAACCGCATCATCTATTAGGGCCGGCACTGGGCTATATTTTGGCAATTTTGGGATTGTTTCTCCTACAACCGGGGCAATCGCTGAAGAATATTCAATTATTGCTCCAACCGATTCAATAAAAATTGTTGTTGTTCCGTCACCTACATCTGAGGTCGGATAAGTTACAACAAACCTATTATTCACAATAGGATTAAACAACATAGGTTGTTTAATCCCTAACGGTCCGATCTTGTAAACTTTAGCTATGCCCGTATGTATAACATCAACTGTTAAGCTTTCGCCTAACTGCATTTCAATTATGGCTGAGCCGTTCGGGAAAATTGTTCCGGTTTTCATGGTTATGATCCAAATCTAAACCAAACGTTAAGCGGTTGGTTGTATTTAAAATTAATCGGGGTCGTTGGGCTTAATCCCGCGTTAGCTCCGATCACTGTTGAACCTAACGAGCTTAACGTCAAGGCTGTTATTGTTTGCGTTGAAACTAGGGCTATTTTCTGGCCGTCAATCGCCACACCGTATGCAGGAAAAGTCACTGTTAACGCGGCAATGGTCCCGACTGGCTGGATAATGTACCACTTGTTATAAGTTGCGCCATTGTCAGGGATCGTCGCACCAGTCAATGGTACGCTGTAAAAAGTAACATAACTAGAAACTGACGTTAATAGGCTTTGAATAAACGCGGCAATTGTCGAAAATGCCGCCGCCATGGTTAACCCTGAATTTTGAACAAACACCGGGACCAAATCGCCGGCCCCAACTGACTGGGTAACAGGCAAACGGCTACCGTTTAAAAATTGGCTCATATTAAATTATCTCGGTTGGGGTTGTTGAATCATTGCCCGAATTAAAAACGCGGCTTAACGGCTTATTTCCTGCCCCTGTCAATAGCGTTCCGGGGTATTGTTTATCGGGGATAACACTCAAGTTTAAAAGCATCGCCGTGAACGATTCCCTGGCGTTGCTTATTGAATCAGGGGTTAATGTTTTACCAAACGACGGGGCGATCCTTTTCGCTAGATTCATGTAAGCGGCTTCAACCGCTGCAGCTGGTAAATTAGAAAGCTGGTTGATATCTGAACCGATCTGCCCGGTTGGTAATGGATAACCAATATTAACGCCCATAGCCGCCCATGTACCCATTAATCCATCAAGCTGCAATAAAACCCGGCTTAATTGCGCCGGGTCAATATCATATAAATAATTAGCAAAACCGATCTCATTAAAAGCGGCCGTTATAATGTCAAGTTTTGTCCATCCACTATTTAAACCGCTATTATCTGACATTGGTTAAACCTCTGCTTTTGTTTTATTGGTTGTTTTTACTGGCGGGGCGGTTAACGCTTCGGCTTCATCGGGGGATAATGCCCAACCGTTAACTAATGCGTCGGTTAATTCGTCGCCGTCGTCAACGTTCTTAATATCGTAGGTTTTACCCTCCAGATATTCAATCTGATCGCCTGGATATCTGTAAACAAACATTTTAACACCCCTTTTTCTTGCCGGGGGCTTTACCCTTTGGCATTTTTGCGGGGGCCTTTTTTCCGATCATAATAATTATACCCGGCTTGGTGACTGGTTGTGATTTTGCCATTTTACTGCACTCCTGAAAATTAAGGGGGTTCCCATCCATGGGAAAATGAAACTCTATAAAAATTAAGTTTGATTGAAAAGCATAACGCCGCATTGTTGCGGTTGGTTAACCACTACGCCGAACAACGTATCGACCCGGCCTTTTAATGTCAAAGTGTTAATGTCTAAAAAGTAAGACATTGTTAATGTGATACCGCTCTCGGTCGTACCTGTCATTACATTAACGCCCGCATCGGTTGGGATCTCATATTTACATGGGATAATTTCGATCGCTTGTTTTTGCCAGAACGGGTTAACCGGGGCTGCTACAGTATTTAAAAATGTAATAGCTGCACCCGCGCCGGGTGTAGCTGTCACGTTCTTATATTGCAGTTCTGCCGGGGTTCCACCTGTGCCGCTTATGATAGGCGGGCTTATTTCAACCGTACCTGTGCCACCTGCACCTGTTACGATCCGGTTAATAACGAACGTCATCGGCTGGCCGGTATCTACTTTTGTAATTTGATGAACCGAGTTACAAACGTTGGCGGCAAATTGAAAACGATCACCAACCGCAACCGTGCCACTGGTTACAGTAATCGGGATCACCTGATACCTGTTTTCTTTCGGGGTAACTGATCCGTCGGACTGGGTTGTAGTAGCTGCCGGGGTGTAATATTGGCCCGCACTTGTTAAAGTAACAGTAACACCGGCCGCGGCCGCTTGTCTGTAACCATAATCAAGTTTAAACATTTCAAAACCGGCAATATCAGCATTGATACGCGCTTTTTCGTATGCTGTACGGGGCAAATCATTAATTGTCTGACGTGATGCCAGGTTACCCGCTGCCGCGTTGTAATCACGTGGCGTTAACGCTGCTTTACGTTCAAACATCGATACGCCGCGTTCATCCATTGCTGCACTTGCCAGCCCCCAATCATCATAACCGACTGACGCCGTGGTTCGCTTAATCGTGATTGTACCTTGCAACGCGGCCGCGTTAGAAACTGCGACGTTAATGTCTGATGCTAGTTTTTGCTTTGCCGCTTTTAGCAGGCTGCCGCGGGTTAACGCGTCGCGGAGTTCTAACCCATTAAGGTTAAACACTGAGTTTTTTTGAAAACCAATTGACGCGGGAACGGCCAATTGTGTGGCGCTGGCTGCTGAAAATGCGGACGTGGCATCAATACCGTTCTGACTTGTAGCGATCATTGGGATCGTTCGCCAAATGGTATCACTTGATCGTTGGAAACTTTCGCCTGATGCGTTGAACTTTTCAACGTTTTTAGACATTACTAATTGATCGTCGAATGATTCCAGTAAGTTTTCAAACTGGATCGTTATTTGTTTATTTAAGTTATTCGTGGCCATTGTTGGCGCTCCTATAAAATGGATTGATTAAAAGTTATACCTTTCTAATCTCGCCATTTTATAAGGGCCTTGTGCGGGGGGCTTTGTTCGCGGTTTTTTAACGGCTACCGGTTGCCTTTTGTTCAATTATAGATTTATGTTTTTACTTTGGCAATGATCTATTGTTACCCGTCAAATGCCCCAGCTAATAAGTTATGTTTAAATGATTCAAGTAAATATAAAAGGGTCGCTTTATTACCTGTGGATCCTGCATAATAAAAATCCCTGGCTTCACCTTTTTTAAAACCAATAATCAGAACATCATCCAGTCGCCCCATAGCTGCTCTTAAAACATCATTTGGGGTTGGTTTTTTTTCTAGTTCGCTCATTTTTGCAACCCTCTCTTATAAGCGGCTACTTTTGTAAAATCTCCTGTTTTTTGCGCTTCGGTTCGTAAACGTTCAAGTTTCACGTCGGTTTTACCACTTATAACCGCCGCGCCTGATCCGGTCCCCAAGTTCAAACGCCGCTCGGGTTCGGGGGCTGTTCTTTTCGTCACTGTAATGCTCCTTTCAATTTCATTCATTTGTAATGCGAACTGAATCGGGTCAGTTATCTTCGCCAACGCTTCCAATTTTGATTTATTCTTACCCAACGCATAAATTAGTTTCGCGGGCTCCTTGGCAAATTTTAAAATAATCCCCTGCCGTTCGGGATCAATAACGCTTATTAATTCCGCTTCGGCATCGTCAAAATCTTTAACTTTTAACGCGGCCTTTTGCCCCTTGTAAGAATCTACTAACCCAGCCCAACCTTTTTGTGCATCGATAACCCGCTGTTGCTCTTGCTGAAGCTGTTGGGTAACCGTTTGTTGATGTATAACCCAATTTACCAACGCCGCCTCATGGGCTTCGGTATCATACCCGCAACTTTCCAATGTCGGCTTTTCGATAACGTCCGGGGCGTGCTGGTTCGTTATCGGTTGGCGCAAGGCTTCCAACTCTGCCGCAAGTTCCCGGTTTTTGCGTTGCGTCTCTTTAAAAGCTTTTCTAAATTCTTTTATAGGCGGTAATGCGTCAAGCTCTTTTTCTGCTTTTTCCTCGTCGGTTAACTCGTCATCGTTACCGATTGATATTTCAAACTCCGCGCCGTCGTCTGGATCGCCCGCGCCGTCTAATTGGTCGTCAAGTTCAACGTCCTCAATATCGTTATCTAAATCATTTTCTAAAACGTCCATTTTAAACCCTTGTTAAATTAATAAAAAAAAACTTTGTGTTGTTTCGTGGCCGGACATGGTAACAGCGGCCAATAAAAAAACCGTACCCAATACCGCAATAAAACCAACAACTATTTTTAAAACATCATGTAACACCTCTAACGCTCTCATGATAAACCCCGTTTAATTAAAATCAGTTAACAATATAAAATTAACTGATTTTAAAATCAAGTTATTATTGGGGCGGTTCCTGCATCATTGCACCCTGATCCATTGGCATCGGTTGCGGCTCGTTCATTTCCTGGCCGGGTTGCTCAACCTCTCCCGCTGGTTCGCCTGTTATCAATTGTGACTTTAACCACTCATCAATTATCATGGCCTTATTAATGTCTAATTGTTGCGCTGCCTGGATCGCTTTTAACTCGTTTATCCGGGCCTCGCTCAAAATCTTTTGTGTGTTCGCTTCAACCTGTTCCGCTTCTTTGTTAACTTTTTCCGTCTGTGCTTTTAGGTTTTCCGCTTTTGCTTGCTCGGCTGCTGCACTGGCTGTTAAGAAGTCAACGTTAGCTTGATCCGTTGGGCTTGGCTGTTCCGGTTGCTGGTTCTTGGCATCCTCGGCCATTTTATCGGATTCCTCTTTGCTCGGTTCAATTGCGCCTTGTTGTATTAATTGTTTCCTAAAATACGGCCGCAATTCGCTCATGCCCTCCCCTGAACTGTTCGCAAGGATCATGTTAGATAAAATACCCTGCGTTCCGGGGTCCTGGATCTGTCCCATTAAACCTATTAACCCTTTTTCGGTTGCTGCCCGCTTGGACTCGCTACTTGCGCCTATCTCGATCTGTATATCCATGGTTTTCAATTGGCTAAAATCATTTATAGCAGTAACCGTCCCCGTTTGATCGTCTATTATCGGTTTTTTAATATCGATCTGTTCGGCCGATCCCCCCTCACTTTCACCTTTTAACTTTCTACCCTCGCGCGTATATAAATCTTTAACCATTTCCAACCATACTTGCGCCGCCCATTTTTCAGCTATCGCAAAATTGGACATATAACCGGCTGTCTGGACACTTATTTGCGCCTGGATTAATTCAACCGCTAATCCTGATAAATTGCTTTTAACCTGTTCGGCCTGATCCTGGTTACCCATTAAATCATTTAAACCGTCGTTAGCAAATTGCAACAACGCGCCCAACGCCGGGGGTAAATCGGGACTTTTGGTCATCCCTACGGGTCCGGGTTGTATCAATTGGCCGTTAATATCATACGATAAGTTTATAAGCTGATAGGGGTAATCTGAAACAGCATCATTAGCCCATCGCGCTTCATGTCCTAATACCTGTTCGGGAGTAAATATGGGCTTTTCTATGCTGGATCCGCTTGCGATCTCCGCCAACTTGCTAGATTGAACATTTAACAACCGCTGGCTATCCTTGCAAATACGAATAACACCGCTTGCCCGTTCCATATTCTGGATATAGGTGCGCTTCCCGTATGTTATGATTATTGGCAAATAGCGCCCAGCAATATAACCGCAATCTTCAAGGATCCCGCCGCCGCTCATGATGTACTTATGAACGCGCTGGCGTTTGATCTTACGATTCCGGGCTAACTTGTAACCCTTGGCGTCAAGCTCGCTTAAATAGTCCTTATCGCTGTATTCTTCCGGGGTAACTTTGATTTCATCCCCGGCCAAACCATAATAAAACCTTAAAGTCTCGCTGGTTTCCTCGATCTCATAATATTCGGCCAAATAAACAACGTCATTCACGCACCAATCGAAAAAGCGGTTATCATTCTTCGGCCAATCCGCGGGGGTCGTTTTATGGGTTTCTTCAAATTCCTGGGCATCCATGGACGTTACCACATAACAATATTTTGCGTCGGCTTTATCCTGGCGTTTTGCGTTCAAGTCAAAATATACTGATGTTTCGGGGTCGAATATCGGTTCAAACGTTATTAACTGATCTTCGTTATCTTCGTCATATTCGTCCTCATATTCTGCACGTAAACGCCACGCACCAATACCCCCGGTTATACTGTCCATAAATGCGTTATCCCCGAACTCTGTACCCCTGGCTTTGCGTTGCGCTCTGTATAGTGAATTAAGGTTATCACATGTTTCGTCGCTCTCGGATCCGTCGGCGGGGCTAAATACCGCACTGATCCGGTTGGCTCGATATTCGTTGTTAATCCTGGTAACTGCAAGCTGCACCTTGTTAACTTCTAACCTGGGCTTATTGCTTAATTGTTCGGTGTAAAAATCTTCCCACATTGCACCAGCCACCCAACAAAAGCGTCGATCCTGTAGACATTGTTGGCGCTCCTCATAACATGCTGTCTGAATATTATCAAATGCTCGAACGGCCCGGTTAAAAACCTCGTTTAGTTTGTTTGTTCGCTTCAATTCTAGGTCTAAATCTTCTAACTCGATTTCATTATCCATGGATCACCAACTTTTGTAATTTGTAAGTATATTAAGGGGCGGTTGTAACGGTTGTTTATATGGCACTATCGGCCACTCGAACTCTATCATGTATCGAATAGCGGTCCCTATATGCTGGTATTCGTCATCTTCTTCTAAAAACGTGGATCCTTTCTTTAATTTTCCATTTAAAAGTGATTTATGCGAATAGGGCGCGTTGATATTATTGCAATATAAACTAATTTCGCCGCTTGCGTTAGCAATCTTGGCTCGTACTGCGTTCTGGCCGTCCTTTATGGATCGCGTAGAATTTCTAATCTTGCGTTGATACTTCCAACCGTATGACCGTAACACGGCTTCTATCGCTGTATAATCTGAACTATGCCCATGTTTCTCGCCAACCTTGCCCGCTGGATCTCCATAAATCGTTACAGTTTTATTTTGATGCTCTTTATACTTTTCAACGAACTCAAGTGCAGACTGCTCACTAACGGCCGATTGTAAAATTATCTCATCCAACAAGTAAACGGTTTCACCGCGCCGCACTCCAACGCCGCTAGACATTGGACTAAAATTAAAATCATGATACCAAAGGAGCGGCTCATAAGGCTGTATGGTTTCGTTCGTATAGTTTGCTGGCCCATAATCGTCGTAAATCCGGCCAGTTGAATTTAGAAAAGCGGCCTCATATTCTGTCTGATACTGCCTAGCACTCATACGTTTTTTAGCTGATGCTATAACGTCCGCTGGCAGGATATCGGAAGAAAACCACGTATATTTCCGCCATGTAGGATCTTGCCCGCTGTCTGCATATTCGGCTAACTCTAAATAATGGCCG